GCACCACTAGCATCTGGATAAACTAAAATCTTATTTCTACCATAACGCCTAACTATTTCTCTTGCCAGAGCATCAGTATCTTGTTGTTTAGTTATTTCATCAATAATAAATAATTGATCTCCAGATGTTATACAAACAACTGCATTGCAATTCATAACGTTAAAGTCAATTCCAATTTTTAAAATTTCATTTTCAATAGAAAAAGGTATTTCATTAATTACATGTTTGTTTCGATCAAACCTTGAATAAACTGCCCCTGTAGTTAGGTTTACAAATTCGCCATTTAAATATGCTTTTATTAACTGAGGAGGATAATTTTCTTCTAATGAAGGAATAAATGTTTCGGGTAAAAATGGATTATCGCTTGTTTTTCCTTTTATTAATCTTGTATCTTCTTTTTTATTTTTTTCAAATGTTTCAAACGCCCACCCATGACCCTCAGGAGTTGTTGTTGCATAAAATTGCTGAATATTACCAGATCTTAATCTTGCTAAAGCCATATTCATAGCTTGCTCCGCGTCTCTTTTTGGTACAGTATCAGCCTCATCAAATCCAACAGCGCAGAGATTTTGTCCTCGAAGACGTTGATATGTAAGGATAGTTCTTAATAAAATAGTATGCGAACCTTCTTGGAAAGATAAAACATATTCAGGTAAAGGACTTGCACGAAAAGTATATGGTATTTCCCATTCTTCGAGCAAATCATTCATAGTACGCATTAAAATGTCACGAAGCATAGGACTCGTAGGTTCAAAAACAGCAGAGATATGTCCGACATTCATAGCAGCAAGCATAAAAGATTTTGATACTAAAGCGTAAGTTTTACCCGCACCAAAACCACAAACTAAAGCTAATTTTCTATGTTCAGTATCTTCACAAAATTTTTCTTGATGCGGTAATAAATTATTTCGAATTTTTGTTATAACTTCATTAGCAGAAGGTAATTCATATAAACCATTACCGCTTAATACATGACCTTGTTTTAAAGTATCTAAAAAACTCACGAGCAAAGATCAGCTAATTTTGCTGCTGTATTTATAGCTCCGAGAGCAATATTAAATTGACCGGCATTTCTTGCTTCCATTTGTAAAGTAGAACATTGAGCTAATAAATCAGCAATCATTTGAGGTCTTTCAATATCCCAATCTTTTTTAATTTCATCTCTTGCTTTTTTTAAATAATTGTCAACTGTACCTTCAGACACCCCCCAATTTTCCCTAGCGTATCGCAAACAATCAGACCTTCTACCACCGCGCGCAATGATACGAGAAAGCTTTTGTACCCTGACTTCTATCTCAATTTTGCTTGATTCAGCAGCTGCCATTAATTAATTATCCTGAAAAAACCAATGTTTATATATTTCTAATGCTACACGCTGAGTCATAAAAGGGGGAACACTCATACCCATTACATAGCATGGATCAGTATTTAAAAAGTTAAAATCTTCTGGAAAAGTTTGTATTCTTTTTATTTCATAAGAATTTAAATATCTAGGTTTTTTCCAATAAACTAATCCCTGAGTTGCAGTTACAGTACGCGAAGGTAATCGAGGATTAACAGTACTCATGTTAAAACAATGTCCTTTTGGGTGAACAGTTGAAAATGATTTACCAGGTTTTACTTTATACCAAAGTTCTTTTAATTTATCACTAATTAATTTTTCTTCGGTATTAGGTTTTATTGTTTTACATGCTTCTGCAACTGAAATCGGTTGTTCATTAAAAATTGGTTTAAAAGGTTTTAAATTTAAATCAGACCTGCGTGCAATAAAAAAAGTTCTTTCTCTTGCTTGCGGTACACCCATTTTTGCAGCATTAAATAAAAACAATTGTGTTTCATAGCCCGCTTTTTTAAAATCTCTGAATATTTCTTTTACATAACCACGAGCATTTCCAGCAATTAAACCTTTTACATTTTCAGCAACAACTATTTTAGGCTGTAAAAGTTTAGCTGTTTGAATGAAATGAAAAAATAAATCATCAAGTCTTTGATATTTTTGACCTTCTCTAAATTTATATTCAGTTCCCCATTTTTTTTCACGCTTGCCTGCCATGCTAAAAGTTGAACAAGGAGGTGAGCCATCTAATATATCTAAATTTTTTAATTCGTCAGGTATTTCTGAAAGTTTGTTAAATTCCTGGACTCCCATTAAATAACTATATTTAGGTTTATGGTTAGCTCTATAAATAGCCATCATTTCTTTATCAATTTCAACACCGCCTAAAACATTAAAGCCTGCAAGTTTATAACCCATTGAAGAGCCACCGCCACAATGAAAACAACTAAAAACATTTAAATTATTTTTTTTAATATCTTTTAAATCAGATAGTTTCCAGGCACCAATTTTTTTTTCAATCATTTTTTATTATTAAATTCAAATCCACAACGAGGACAAGTGTTATCAAATTCACTAAAATCTGCTTCTCCGTGTTCTTTTGAACCTTCAAAATCTTTAATTTCACCGTCGCCTAATAATTGAGATAGATCATCATCATCAAAAAAAGGCTTTAAATCATAGTCCATAGTTAGTTCTTCTAATACTTCTCTATCCCACTCTGATAAATCAGATGACCTATTATCTGCAATTGCTAAACCAACTTTTTGATCTTTAGTTAAATTAGTTCTTTTTACTGCAATAATTTCATCTCCATTTGTTTCTATAACTTTTACATTTTTTAATCCAGCAGCTTTTGCACCTTCAATAGTTCCATTACCAGCAATAATTGTATTATTTTCATCAATAACAATTGATCTACCAGTACCAAATTTTTCTAAAGATTCAGAAATTAATTTTGCTGATCGATCAGTTCTTAATCGAGCATTGTTCGGATCTTGATTTAATTCCTGGATTGAGATCGTGTTTTCCAATTTTTCCTGCATAATCTAATGATTTGTCTATTGATTTTAATTGGTTATGAACTGATAATATCAAGTCTTTTTCAATTGGCATCTTTTCTTCTATAGCGTTATCACGAATAGCTGCTGCAATAACTTCAGCTTTAAACAATAATTTTTTTAAAGATTTAATCACTGGTTTCTGTCTTTCTGATGTCATTTAAAATACCTTTTGAGTTGTTTAATTGTTGTTTAACTTTAAGAATATAACTAGGAAGTTCCATTTTATTTCCTTTTAAATTTTCTTGTCTAATTTTATTTAATTCTTTACAACTAGCTTCCCAACTTTCTTTTCTTAAAGTATGAATTAATCTAGTTTTATCTTTTGGTATATCTACCCCAACATTGTTACAGATATTTGAAGATTCATCACGAAAGCCAGATTTTACAATTGAACCATCATCTCCTCTTTGTGGATAAGCAGCTTGACACCAACAAATAATAGCTAAATCATGGTTTTGATTGTATCCAGGTAATTCATTAGATAAATATCCATCAGAATTATGAACAATTCCAGAATCATTGCAAGCGAAACAATTAAAATCTGGAACTCGAAAAGTTAAATCTCGATCAGTAGCTGATCTTTTAAAAAAAGTCATAATAAATTAAAAGTTTTGTCTAACTTCATAAATTTCTTTATAAATAATATCTTCGGTTTCAATATCTGCTATTCCTTGTTTTAAATAATTTTTTAATACTTTTGTACTTGTATTTTTCACATCTGAATAAGTTTGATGTGTTTTTGTAGAATTAAACATAATGCGGGATTTAAAATGGAACATGTTTGTTCCTGGACTTTAATTTTAACTTGCTTTTTTCTTCTTGTACACAAAGAAATACTTCATAGTAGCCATCACGTAACCATTTAAAAGCATTTGGAAAACAAGTAACAAAGCCACCATCTTTTTCAATTTTATTTTGGTCAGCTATAGCTCTTAACAAAGCAGGTTTTAACTGACTTTGTATTTTTTTTGATAATTTTTTATAGTGCTGATAAGTAAGTTTTTTAGATTGACCACTAGCCCTTTTTTTAATTTTTTGATATTGATTCCAAAAATCATTAAATTCATCAGTATATATATTATTTGTTTTAGTTATTTGTTTTAGTTTATCTTGTTTTAGTTCGTGTATCTCTCGAATACTACCCCCCGTATCTGAGAAAGACTGGGGTGGTATCTCAGAAATACTAGTATTTGAGAAATACTGCGGTTGTTTACTGGGGTTTTGAAGTTCTGGGTGGGTGGTGGTATTTAAAAGAGACTGCCTATTTGGTGGTTCAACTTTTAATTCATGCCATACTGTAACTCGATAAGCATTTGTTGATTGAAGGCCATCTTCAACTCTACCAATTTTTTCTAACCAACCTTTTTCACATAATGATTTAATTACTTTAACAACTTTATTACGACCAATTTTTGCATCTTTTGCAATAGTTGAATAAGAAGGCCATATATTAGGATAGTAACTTTGTAAAACCCATAAAACAGCTAATTCATAAGGATCAATTCTGCCTTTTAAAGCTGTTGGTAATGATACAAAGGGCGTTTTTTCAGGTATAAAACTCATGGTTCAAAAAATTTATATTGATGTCAAAGGGCTAAATCCAGCTCCGCAAGGAAGTAAAGTCTACTTGGGAAAAGGTCGAATGATTGAAAGTTGTAAAAGATTGAAGTCATGGCGGGATTTAATTAAGAAAGAAGTATTAAAAGCTAATAAAGAAATGATAAGTGGACCTTGTGAAATCCATATTTGTTTTCGATTATCTAGGCCAAAAATACATTTTTCCAGTAAAGGTGAGTTAAAAAAAGATGCTCCAAAATATCCAATTACTAAGAACAGAGGTGATCTTGATAAATTAGTCAGAGCATGTTTTGATTCACTAAGCATGACAGCTATTTCAGATGATGCCACCGTTGTGCAGTTAAATGCAAAAAAAAGGTTCGTCACTGAACATGAAGAACCTGGAGCACAAATTTTAATTTTAAGTAAAGAATAGCCGAACAGACCCCAACCCGCAAAAGTTAGTCTTTCCCTTCAATAGCTTTGCAATAAAGAAGGTATTTTATCCTTAAAAGGATTCGACTAAACTAAGAATAGCAGAATTATACTGGTCTTACGTTTTCTACCAACACTCATCTTATCTGTGAGTTTAAATAGCCTAACTGCCAGTTAATTAAATAAATTCAGGATAGGACTGACTTAATCTTTTTTCTATATTTTTATGGTCAACATTAAATTCAATCAATAAATCTTCTTTTTCTTTAATTAAATCAACTTTACGTTGTTTAGTTTTTTTAATTCGATCTTTAAGATTTTTAATTTGTTCTTCAAGACCTTCAATAAAATCATCAGTATCTTGAATTTTTTCATCATGTTTTTCAAGAATTTGAAATTCTTCAGAATCTTTTCCCCAAGTGATTGCTTGTCTTAAGATTCTTTCCCAATGGTTTAATTCATCACACCAATGTTCACTTTCTTCTCCACCTAATTCAAACATTTTAGTGTGGAATTTGTTTAGAATTTCATATGCTTTTTCAGCACGATTTAAGTAATGTCCAGCTTTCATTTTTTAAAGTTCCGTAATAAATACAATTTTTTCGTTAGATTTAATTTCTTTTCGAATTTTTTTTATAAATTCAATTTTGTTTTCAGCTTCCGCTGTAATACAAGCCCAAGGCTCTAATTCTGCATAAAAAAGTTTTTTCATAGTTTTAACTCATCATTTGTACATAATCACTAATTTCAGTAATGGACATACCGCCATCATAAAATTCAGTAATATCATTATCAAAAAAGCCACTTTGAACTTTTTTAATAGCTTTTTTAGTATTTACATCAAGTTTTAATAACTCACGTAAATCTTGAAGAACTTCGTCTTTTAAAGTAATTTTTTTCATTTTTTAGCCCCAAACCATAGTTTTTATTTCTTCATCATTCATATGAATGTGTAAGTTTTGTCCTTTAATTAAATCTTTAAGCATAGTTTCATTTAAAGGAATATTTTCAGCAAAATCATCTCTACTTACATCATTTGCTTTTTCCCAAACTTCATTTCTATCTAAAGTATTGGGATTATATCCTCTTGCAAAAGCTACTATAAATTTTTCACCTTTATAGCAACTCATTACATAAATTCCTTCATCTTTAACTAACCAAAAAGATTTTTTGTTAGTGTACTTATCTTCATAAGCAACTTTAAATTCTTTAGCTTCAAGTGTTGCTTTAGCTAAATCTCTTAACTTTTTAGTTGATGGAAAAGTAAGACAGTGAACATTTGTGTTGTAATTCATGATTAAACCTCTACTGTGTCTAAATCAAGAACTTTAGGTTCCATCATTGAACCTTCTAAATCCATTGCTAAGTCTTGAGCTAAATAGTCATTTCCAGCAATTTCAATAGCTGTAATTTTCCAACCAAAGAAATCATCAAAAGCTTTTATTCCTTTAGCTGTAACAGCTTCAAAACGAATTTTATCGTTTTCTTTTTGATATTTTCTAGTAATATCAAAGGTTTGAGTTAGTTTCATTGAATAACTTGCGGGTTATATATATATTATACGCCGTATTTATAAGTAATAGCTGTCAATAGCTCTAATGCGTTGCAATTGATGTATTCTTAGCATAGCTATTTACAGTTATTGAAAGTCAGTGCATAATAAATATGTACTTTATTTTATGTTCAACCCGCTATGAACTTACTTACAAAAGAACTTCTTAAGAAGTTACCACCTCTCGGTCATTCAATTAAAACCAAAGAGGAGCCCCAAGCTATTGTTAAATGGTTTACACCAGATGCTAACCTTACTTGGTATGTCGCCGAATATGATCCTAAAACAGGTGATTGTTTCGGATTAGTCGACGGATTTGCTAAAGAGTTTGGCTATTTCAATATCAATGAAATAAAAGCCTTACGAGGTCCACTTAAATTACCAGTTGAAAGAGATTGGTCATTTGATCCCGTAAATATTAACTCTTTAGTTTAATGAAAAATCTATTTCTTTATATGGCAGTGGGCTTTATTAGTTACACTGCCTTTTCTTCGTCTTTAGACAAAAGTACACAAATTCACTGTAATAGTGGAATACAACGCGCTTGCGCAGCTTTAGCAAAATGAACA